AGGGTTCTCATACAAAAATCCCTAAATTAAAAATCGAGCCCTTGTATGGGATAAGCTGGAAGAAAGGAGCTGAAGGAAATGCCAGGCAGACCGAGACAACCAATTAATTTAATTGAAGCTAAAGGCAGGAAACATCTAACAAAGGCGGAGATTGAAGAAAGAAAAAAATCCGAGATACAGGCGCCTTCAGATAAAATCAGGGCACCTTCTTATTTGGATAAAGAACTTAAAAAAGAGTTCAATAAATTAGCAAAAGAGCTTAAAGAAGTAGGGATAATGACCAATTTAGACGTAGATGCACTGGCTAGATTCATTATAGCTAAAAAAATGTATGTTGATATAACTGAAAAAATGGTCAATAATCCTGGATATTTACTTGATAAGGATATAGTGGGTGTCCAGGATAAATTATTTAAACAGTGCAGAGCTTCAGCCAGTGATTTGGGGTTAACTATATCCAGCAGATGTAAACTTGCGGTTCCAAAACCAGAAAAGAAAGAGCCCACAGAATTTGAGAAGAAATTCGGTGATATCTAATGTCACTACTGGATGAACTAATTCAATATAGCAATGACATAATTTCAGATAAAATAATAGCTTGCCAAAAGAATAAATGGGCTTGTATGAGGTTTTTGAACGATTTAAAAAGGCAAGGAACTAAAGATTTTCCATATGTCTTTAATGAGGATAAAGCAAATAGATTTCTGGATTGGATGCGTCTTTTTAAGCATACAAAAGGTGTATTACAAGGACAGCATATAGAACCACAGATAAATCAAAAATTTGATTATGGAAATATATTTGGTTGGATTCATAAAGATACCGGATATAGGAGATTTAAAAGAAGCTATAAACAGGTAGGAAGGAAAAATGCTAGAATTTGGCGTTTTAAGTGGTGACACTTAAAATTATGATTGGGCAATATCGGTAAAAATCTGTAATTAAAAATCCCTCAATTTGTGGTTGAGAGATTGCTGTTTTATTTATTCTCTAGATACTTTATAAGTATTGTTACAATATAGTTGTTTAAAGACCTATTTTCAGACTTTGCCAATTTTTCAAGTTTTGTTTTTAACTCTTTTGGCAAAGTAATTAATGTCCTCGTGTTTTTATTTGAAATCATAATATCACCTCTAAAATATTATAGCACCTTTATATATAGTATTGCAAAAGTGATATCACTGTGTTATTATAAATATAACATGAGGAGGCTAAATATGGATAACAATTATTGCGTATATATGCATAAATGTATAAAGAATAATAAAATATATATCGGCATGACTAATGATGTTAAAAGAAGATGGAGAAGTAAGGGCGTAGAATATAAACCACCAAAAAATGAAGATCAAAACAGTAGAAGTTTTTGGAATGCAATTAAGAAATATGGTTGGGATAATTTCCAACACTTAATTATAGAAAACAATTTAACAGAGAAGGAAGCGGAAGAAAAGGAGAAGTATTATATCTTAAAATACAATACAAGAAATAAAAAGTATGGGTATAATATTGCACCGGGTGGAAATGGTGGGAAAGTATATTTAGAACATCCAAGAGGAATGCTTGGTAAACACCATTCTATAAAAAAGAAGATACAACAATCTAAACTCATGAAAAAGCTAAATGAAGAAGGAAAATGTGGTACTGTGTGGAAACACGGGCATCCAAGAGGAATGCTTGGTAAACACCAGAGTGAAGAATACAAGGAAAGATTAAGGAACATACCTTCAGATAAGCACCCTTCACATATTAGCGTTCGTGTTATATTTCCTGATGGTAAATTTAAAGATTTCGGATGTACAAAATATGCGAAAGAATTTTTAAAACTAGACGGTAGAACGGTAGCACGATTAAGAAGAACTGGGCAAGAATATGAATTGCCTAAAGGGAATATGAAAAAAGAGTATTTTGAGTGGCGCAAATCATTAGTTGGAATACGAATAGTTGAAATTACAGAAAATACCGAGATAACTAAAGGGAGTAAAAACCCTTTAGTATCGTAGAGCATAGGGATTGGAACTCTATTAAAAATATATAGAGAATATAATATCGGAGGCGGAAGCCTTCTTTTTGTTTATACAAAAACCCACGAGTGTCCGACACCTTGATAAGGTGAAAATATATGCCGAACTTACAGGTGACTGTAAGAACTAAAGGATAAAAAGCCTTTAGGATAACATAATTGAAATCCCAAGAAGAAGCTATTGTAGGGCTTTATGAAATTTTTGCTGATGGTGAAAATGTAAGTGAAGTATATTGTTCTGCGACAAAGACCAAACAAGCAAAAGTTGTATGGAATGAAGCCAAATTAATGCTAAAAAGCTGTGAAGAACTAAAAGGAAAATACAAAATAGCTTATGGGCAGATAGTACATTTAAAATCAGATTCCTTTATGGAAGCCCTAAGTAAAGAAGATGGAAAGACCGGTGATGGTAGTAATGTTCAATTAGGTATTGTGGACGAGTATCACCAACATGCAACATCTGAAATGCTTGATATGCTTAACTCTGGTAAAAATGCAAGGAGACAACCTCTTATTATGATTATAACTACAGCAGGGTATGACTTAAACGTTCCTTGCTATACAGTTGAATATAGGTATGCATCACAGATTTTAGACCCTAATAGCTCCGTAACTAATGATAAATACTATGTCATGATACAGGAACTTGATAAGGGTGATGATGTAAAAGATGAAAGAAACTGGTTTAAAGCTAATCCTATACTCTGCAGCTATAAAGAAGGATTAGAGGGTATAAGAGACGATTTAAAAGAAGCTCTAGCAGCACCAGAGAAAATGAGAACATTTCTAACCAAGGATATGAATGTCTGGATACAACAAAGAGAATCCGGGTATATGAATATGCAGAAATGGTCTGAATGCAAAAAAGACTTCACTTTGGCAGATTTTGAAGGGGAAGAATGTATTGGCGGACTAGATTTATCAACTAAGCTAGATTTGACTTCAATTGCCCTTGAATTTAAGAGAGATGGAGAATATTATGGCTTTCAACATTCATTTATGCCAGACGAAACTTATCAGAAAAGATTAAAGGATGGCAGGTATCCTTATGATGTATGGGCGCAAGAAGGAAATTTAACCGTAACTCCGGGAGCAGTAATTGACTATGCCTTTGTTAAGAAATGGATAGAAGATAATAAGGAGAAATATAATCTTGTAATAAAAGAAATTGTATATGACCCCTATAATGCTACTCAATTCGTACAGGAAATGGAGCAGGATGGGTATATAATGGTCGAATGTAGACAAGGGCCATATACATTAAATGAGCCTACAAAGGATTTAAGAGACAATGTTTATAACAATACGTTCCACCATAATGGTGACGGGCTTTTAACTTTTGCAATGGGTAACGCAGTAACTAAACTACACGCACAGGAATTTGTAATGTTAGATAAAGCAAAGTCAGTTGAAAAAATAGATCCTGCTGCTGCTCTTATAGATGCACATTATAGAGGAATGGTTGTACTAGGAGAGACAGAGGATATATTTTATAGCCCAGATATGTAAGGAGAGTGAGTATATGGGAGGTAAGCATATAGGCAAAATACAGGTAACTAAGGAAATACTTAAAGAAATGAATAATATGATTAAATTAAAAGAATTCTTAGATAAAAATGTTATTTCACCAGGTTATGAAGACAAACTGCATGATACTATTGAATTTATAATTTCAAACAAAGATTTACCAGAGCATAGTGAGGAAGGGAAACTTCCTTTGTACTTACCAGAATTTACTACTAGAAACGGGACACTTGAATTTGTTAAATTTAAAAGCTGCCAATAAAAATATATAAACTCCTAATAGAAAGGAGGCAGAGGATGGGATTATTAAGTACAATAAAACAATTTTTTATAAGGGCTAAAAGTACAATAGTATTAGATCCTTTTTCAAACTTTAGGTTCTGGAATACCAATATAGCAAACAATGAAACTATATTTGCCGTAATCACACGATTAAGTAATTCAATGGCTAGTTTACCCTTGAAGTTATATCATAACTATGATGTAGTAGATGCCTATGAGGATGATATTGCTAATCTCATAGAAGAACCTAATTCTTATATGACACAATTCAAGTTCATAAGGAAAATGGAGACTCTCAAGAATATGACTGGTAATGCATATGCCCTCATAGAATATGATATGTTTCATACTCCTATAGCACTGCATATATTAAATCCTGATTTAGTGGAACCAGTAATTGAAAAAGATACTAAAGAACTATGGTAGCTGATTCTGATGGAGCTGTGTATATTCACAACTCAAATATAATCCACATACACCACATTACCGGGGTAATAGGAGAAAAGGGCTTAAATCCATTGGATATACTTAAAAACACCATTGATTATGACCGAGAAATTAAAGAATTCAGTTTAAATCAATTAGAAAATGGTTTAAAGGCTAATATAGTAATAAAGTTACAATCTAAATTAAATAAAAAAGCCATGGATGACTATACGGAAGTATTACAAAGGTTCCAGAAGAATGGAGTTTTGTTTTTAGATACAGGCAAAGAGATTCAAGAACTTAATGGATTTAATTTTATAGATCCTAAGGTTTTTGATGTAGAGAAAATAACTGTAGAGAGAGTTGCAAGAGTTTATAATATGCCCTTATCTAAGCTCAGTAGTGAAAAAAACAGCTATGCAAGTGCTGAACAAGGCGATTTAGAGTATATAAAAGATACAATTTTGCCCAATACCCGAATGTGGGAACAAGAATTGAAGAAAAAATTACTTACAATTGAACAAAGAAAAAATGGATTCTCCTTTAGATTCAATATGAATGGCTTAGCCAGAGCAGACATGAATACAAGGGGGAATTTTTATTTTAAAGGTATTCGTTCAGCGTGGTTTACGCCTAATGAAATACGTTCTTTGGAGGATATGCCGCCAGTTAAGGGCGGAGATAAGTTGTATGTATCAAGAGACTTAATTTCACTTGATTTAATAGATAAAATACCACTGAAAGGGGGTGTGAGTGGTGAAAATACTGGAATTCAAAAGTAAAAATAAGGCTGGCAAGGAAAAAGTAAATGGAAAAATGGAAATTAAGAATGAATCTAAAGGCTCCGCGGAGCTTTATTTTTATGGAGATATTTGTGGCTCTACATGGGACAAATGGCAAGATGAAGATAAATGCCCCCAAGATGTAGCAGACTTTTTGAATCAGCTTGAAGGTAATAAAGATATAAATATCTTTATAAATAGTGGTGGTGGAGATGCTTTTGCGGGGTTAGCCATATATAATGTTTTGAAGAGAAACACAGCAAATAAAACTGTTCATGTAGATGGATTGGCAGCAAGTGCCGCATCTGTGATTGCACTGGCAGGAGATAAGGTGATAATACCTTCTACAGCACAATTTATGATACACAAAGCATGGGGTATTTGTATAGGCAACGCAAATGATATGGCAAAGTATGCTGATGATTTGAATAAGTGTGATGAATCAATTCTGAATGTATATATGGAAAACGTAAAAGAGGGTGTCGAAGCTGACACTATAAAGCAAATGGTAAATGATTCTACTTGGATGACTGGCGAAGATGCGGCAAAGTACTTCAATGTGACAGTTGAAAAAAGTGCAAAAGCCGTTGCATATGTAGATAGCCAATTTTTTAGCCTATATAAGAACATCCCAGAATGTATAATGCAAAAAGTCAACAAAGAACCAACTAATAATGCTGATAAACCTGTTGAAAAGGATGAAGAAATAGAAGCTTTGATAAAACGGGTAAATAATGAATTAAAATATGATAATTTTGAGGAGGAATAATAATGGGTAAACTTAACAGATATCAACTAGAACAGACATTATCAGGAATAGGACAGGATTTGAAGGCCTCTAATGAAAAACTGGCAACTATGTACACAGATGCTAAAACCACGCTAGAGGCAAGAACTGAACAGAAAAACATGGTAAAAGATTTGGAGGAAAGGTATGCTGGTGTAAAGGCACAATTAGAACAATTTGACAAGGCCGCACAGGCAAAATTGAATGCACAAAATAAGTTTGGAGAAAATGGGGATGAAAAATCCAAAGTTATCAACGCAAAAGCCTCTCTGATAAGATCTGTAATGGCAAGAAAACCTGTTTCAGCAGAAATAAAAAATATACTTGGCGGAGTGAAAGCTGCTGCACTTGGTGATGGCTCTACACTTGGAGATGGAGACAAAATATTGCCAAGTACTTTGACAAATGAACTTCTGACAGAGCCGGTAGTTACCAACCCTTTGAGAGATATTTCAACAATAACAAATATAACCAACCTTGAAGTACCTAAGGTAATTTTTTCTCTTGATGATGATAACTTTATAACTGATGGCGCAACTGCAAAAGAACTGGCAGCAAGTGCAGATACTATTGTATTTGGAAGGAATAAGTTCAAAGTATTCTGCGATATTACTGAAACTGTACTGAATGGTACCAATACAAACCTTGTTGCCACTGTGAACGCAGGATTGCAAAGCGGACTTGCTAAAAAAGAAAAGAAAGTTGCATTTGAAACTGCTACTCCTACAGATATGAGTTTCTATAAGAAGAATGAGGCAGGAACGGAGTATTTAATTACGGCTAAAAGTGGAACTACTATGTATGATGCAATAACAGCTGCTTTAGCTGATTTAGAGGATGACTATGCTCAAAATGCAAAGATAGTTATGAGAAAAGCTGATTATTTTGCTATGATTAAAGATCTTGCAAATGGCAGTGCTACATTGTTTATGGCACAACCTGAACAGATACTTGGTGCACCTGTTGTATTTTGTGATTTAGCTACAATACCAATAGTAGGAGATTTCACTTACTCACACTTCAACTATGATTTAAATATGCTCTATGACCAGGATAAAGATGTTAAGACTGGTATAGAGAGCTTTGTCTTAACTGCATGGTTAGATCACAAAATTAAAATGTATTCTGCATTCAGACTTGCCACTGTAACTCCCTAATACTCCCCAAGGACTGAAAGCTACTTCCATAACGAGTGACAGTGTGACCTTGGGATGGGAGTAACTTTCACAGGGGTTAACGGTTAGATAAAAAATTAGGAAGGAGATGTAGATATGGCAGAAACCTATAAAGTATATAGAGATAGCGAAGTTGTCGCAGAAAATTTAACAGAAAAATCTTATACAGATACAGGGTTAACTCCAGCTACAACATATCAATATCAAGTAAATTCTGTAAATGAAGCAGGAGAGAGTCCTCTAACCGCAGCTTTACAAGTTACTACAGATTCTATTGCTGTAACGGGAATTGCCTTAGATAAAACTACGGATTCTATTGCTGTAGGGGCAAATGATACTTTAGTTGCTACAATAGCACCTTCTAATGCAACTGATAAAGCGGTTACATGGACAACTACTGATGAAACAATAGCAACAGTAGATACTACTGGAAAAGTTACTGGTGTGGCAGCTGGAACTTGTAATATAGTTGCTACAAGTCACGCAGATGGTACAAAGAAAGCTACTTGTGCAGTTACTATAACAGCAGCATAAAGCAGGTGATTTTATATGGAACTACCTGAATTAAAAGAATGGCTGAAAATAACATGGGACAATGAAGATACTAATATATTGCAGCCTCTGATGTCTGCATCTGAAATGATAATAGAACAGGCTACAGGGGTTAAATCTAGTGATTTAACGGATGAAAAAGCCACAGCATTATATAATTTGATACAAAAAATAATAATAACCGATCTATATGAAAATAGAGGTGGCAATGGCAAAGATAACCCAGGACTCACAAGCCTATATATCCAATTAGAAGCCTACAAGTTAGGTATAACTGATGCTACAGAGGAAGGTGGTACAGCATGAACCCAGGAGAATTAAATCACTATCTTGAGATAAAAGAATATGCGAACAGTGGAACTGATGATGATGGATTCCCGATAAAAGGCTGGGAACATCTAACGAATGTATGGGCTTCTAAACAAGGATTAATAGGCAGGGCTTTTTATGCTGCACAGGCTGTACAATCTGAGAATGATGTAACTTTTAGGATACGATATACAGAAACCTTAGAATCAAGTATAAAAGCGGGTATGCAGGTTATTGATGGAACTGATACGTACTATTTAAAGGTAAATCCTGTAGATAAAAAAGGAAATAGAAAAGAACTATATCTTATCTGTAATAATGTAGAGCCAAGTACTGGGGGTGGCGATAATGCCGGTTGATATTGATTTAAGCGGAATGTCTGAATTGATTGAAAAACTTGAAGCTAAAAATGCCAAGGCTAAAAGTATTGAAAACAATGCTTTAAAGGCAGGGGCACAACCTATATTTAAAGATATGAAAAACACTACAGCTTTTAAAGATAAAACTGGTAGATTAAGAAAGGCCCTGACTGTTGGAAAAATAGGGACTAAAAACGGGGTTAAATCCATTCGTATAGGCATAGAAAGAGGTTATGTAGAAAATTTTTGGGGAAATTTTATAGAATTTGGTACTTCAAAGATGGTCGCCCGCCCATTTGTTCACCCTGCTTATTTACGGCATAGAAAGGAATCTAAAGAAATAATAAAAAGTTATTTAAGACAGGCTCTGAAATGAATAGTGTAAAGAGTATTTTAGAACCTACAGGAGTACCAGTAAGCAGATTAACCTATATCGGAAATGAAGATCCATATATTACATTCTTCTTTTACAACGACCAAGGAGAAGCCTTTGCAGATAATGAAGAAATTGTTACAGGACATTATTTACAGGTAGATATATGGACAAAAGATAGCTTTACAGCACTGGCCGAACAGGTTAAGTCTTTAATGAAAAATGCGGGATTCACCAGGATATATGAAACTGAATTATATGAAAAAGATACAAGTATAAACCATAAGGTATTGAGATTTTCTTATTATGAGGAAAATTCTTGATGCCTTTTTATTTTGAAAGGAATGAGAATCAGTGAAAATAGATTTTAACAAAGATAAAAGTATGAATATTAAGCTTGATAAAATTCCGAGTCTACTCTATATAAACGAGGAAGGTGAAGGCTGCGGACAAGTTTATTTAGATGGTAAAAGAATAAAGGCTCTTTATGAAGCCAATATACACGCAAAAACAAGGGAAAGCAAAGGAAATACTCCCTTAGAGTATTTAATCAAATATTATGATTCTAAAAGCCATTCATACAAGACAATGGGCAATGGTTCTAAACCTATTTTCCAAGTTGCCGTAAGTCTAAAAGATGCAGAAGTTTTTAATGAATTTGCAAATATATTGGTGGATATTGTGGAAGACGATAGAGTGCCTTCTGATGTGAAATATGATATTGGAAATAGAATAAAAAGGTTAACTAATAAGGAGGAATAAAGAATGGGAAAACATAGTGCACAAGTAGGATTGGAGCATTTAGTATATGCAATACTGCATGACGATGGGATAACATATGATACACCTAAATTGTTAAGCCCTGTAATAGAAGCAAAGATAACACCTAAGACAAATAGTGATACTTTATTTGCAGATGATAAATCTGTAGAAAATGCCACTACACTTGGAGAAATAGATGTAGAACTACAAACTCAGGATGCACCATTACAAGCCCAAGCAGATTTGCTGGGACATACAATAGATGAGAATGGTGTATTGATTCATAATGGAAATGATAATACCCCGTATGTTGCTATAGGGTTTAAATCCAAAAAAGGAGATAATACTTATAGGTATGTATGGTTGCTGAAAGGTAGATTCCAAGAAATTGAGGAAGATTACAAAACAAAAGAGGATAAGGCTAATTTTGCTACCCCAAGTTTGAAAGCTACTTTTGTTACAAGGGATGATGACAACTGGAAGTTTATTGCTGATGAAAACAACGGGATGGACGCAGATGCGATAACTCATTGGTTTGATGCAGTATATCAGCCTAGCGTTGATACTACACCACTTACCGCAACTACTACACCAGCGGATGGAGCTACAGATGTTGCAGCTAATAGCGGAATAGATTTCGTATTCAACAAAGCTATAAATGAAAATACTGTAAATGATTCTTCTGTATTCTTGCTTAAGGCAGATGGATCTACAGTGGATTCTACTCTAACTGTAAGTGCAGATTATAAAACTATAACATTAAAGCCTAAAGCCGATTTGGTAGCAGGAGAATATATTGCCATAGCAACAAAGGCTGTTAAAACTTCACAGGGTGCTGAACTTGCAGATAAAGTGGTAACTAATTTTACAGTAGTGACTACTCCCTAATACGCCCCAAGGACTAACTGCTAGTTCTGTAACCAGTAATAGTGTAACTTTAACCTGGGACTAGCGGTTACAGGGGCTATTTTAAAAGAATAGCAAATATAGCTTATTACAGCGGCTTTTTAATTTACAGGTATAATTATATGCCTAAGTATTGAAAAGTCGCTTATATTTAAAATTCAGTGGGAACAAAAGCGTCCAATAGGAGGGGTTTTTATGAAAGATGTAAAAATAAAATTAGAAGATAAAGAATATGTTATGCCACGTCCAAAAGCGAGAGTTGTAAGGGATACCCTTAAATTTTTGAATGACACTAAAATAAATTATGCAAATGTGCAACCGGAAGATTTAGACAAGATGATACAATATATATGTGATGCATTTGGAAAACAGTTTGAATTAGATGATGTATATGATGGGCTGGATGCCGATAAAATAACACCTAAGTTTGAGGAATGTATAAATACAATAATAAATAATTTAGGACTGCATTTAAATAAACTCCCAAACGAAAATCCTCCGGAGAAAAAGTAACTCTGGAGGATTTTATAAAAGAAATATATTTAGATAGATTAAGCGTAGGTGAATCTTTAGAATCTATAGATAATATGGATTTCTTCTATTACCTTGATTTGCTTACATATAAAGTAAATAAAGTTGCAGATAAGGAAATAAATAAAACTACTATAGAAAATGTAATTTAACATTTAAGGAGTTGAGATAAATGGATATAAATTCAATTTCACAGGAAAAATTAGATTGGATGAAAAAGGTTGGAATTAAAGAATTTGAAGAACCTATGAAATATCATGTAGGACTAAACCATGTATATTCAGAAAAGTACATTGCAGAAACACCACTCAGCGAATTAAAAATTAGATACAATAGAAAACTAATCCGCTGGGGTATAAAGGATAAATTAAATTATAAGTTTTGCCAACTTAAAAATATACTCAGTAACTGTTTTAATGTTACCCTTAAAGCGGTTTTCCATAAGAGCAATACCAGCATGGGTTAACCTTGTTGAAGATACTATATCATCAGAATGAAAGTTATTCAGAAAGCCAAATTCTCCTAATTCACAACATATGTCGTCTACGTCTTCGGGGGACCATTTGGGAGAACGGTCTTTTGAATATCGGCAGAGCTACCTAACCGTTTAGCTTCACTAATAGAAACGCCAGATTTAATATCTTTAATATACTTTTTATATATTAGACATAATAAAATATCTGCTTTCTTTGTTAACTGAATACTCATAAATTATCACTTCCTCTCTATAACAAATAATTCTATATTAATATACAAATACCTCTTATGGTGGAAAATACTATATATTTTTGATATTATAGAGATATATAGGGGGGATTTATTTATGAAAAAAATAATATCATTACTTATTGGAATTGTGGTATGTTTATCTTTTATAGGATGCGGAAATACTTCAAGCAAGCAACAAAGTAATGAACGAACAAAGCAAACTACACAGAAGAAAACTGACAAGAAAGAACCAACGCAAGCTGAGTTAAATGCCCAATTGAAAAAAGATGCTACAAAAGCAGATTTTGTCCAACTTAATGGGCATGAAGATCAATATAAGGACAAAAAGGTATATGTAGAAGGAACGGTGTCTTTTATTTCTCAGGCGGGAGCACCTGGTGGAGAATTTACGATGAGTGTACAAGAAGGAAATGGTTATGGCGATTATGGTATTACGTCGCTTGACACAGAACATAATTATAATATTGGTAAAGATATTGTAGAGGGCAATAAAGTTAAAATTTATGGAACTGTAGAAGGGAAAAATAGTGAAGGGATGCCGCATATAGTTGCAATTATAATTGAAAAAGAATAAAAGTATACATTGGTGACATTTTCTAACATGGAAATAAACTCCTTATTCTGATACTATATATGTATAAGGGGGGGAATTTATTTATGACAGATTTTAGTGGAATATTATTTGCATTATCGATAGCTGCTGCAATAGTTTTAACTATTATTTTTTAGTTAAGCATGTAAAAAAAACAGCCCACAAAGAAAATAAAGGCTTCAATCGGTATATGCCTCATGGTTGCAATTTTGATGGTTATTATAGGCGTGGCAACGATGCCGGATAGCTCAACTGATACTACGGCTTCAACTAATGACCCGGTATCTAGTGATGCTCAAACGGTAGAGACTGAAAGCAGTGGTGATGACGTAGATACTTCCAATGTTGATAGTAATGCAGATGTGTCTTTATCACAAAGACAAGTAGCAGGTAAAGCTGTTGACTTAGGAGCTGGAACATTTACGGCTGGGAAAGATGTACAATCAGGTTTATATGATGTTACACCGGTTCAAGGCCAAGGTAATTTTATAGTTAATGATAGTAGTGATAAATTAAAAATAAATAAAGTACTTGGAACATCACAAGGAATAGGTGTATCAAAAGTAAGAGTTGAAATAGCAGAGGGCGATAAAATACAGTTGCAAAGTATAAATAAGGCTCATTTTGAACCTGTTACAACTCCGTACATAACGGAAGCAAAATCAATATCTTTATATAGCGGGGTATGGAAAGCTGGCAAGGATATAGCAATAGGAAGATATAAAGCTGTACCTGCTAGCGGAAGCGGAAATTTCATAGTATATGATCAATCCGGTATGCCAAAAGTAAATGAAGTGTTGGGTGGAGATGCTGGAGGAGTTAAAGAAGTAACTTTTGATATAGAAGATGGTGATATAATTAATATTGCAAATTTAAATCAAGTAAATATTACACCGGTTAATTAAAAACAACCTTTAAAAAGTCTTAAAATTAGGGCTTTTTTATTTTGTTCAAAAATATTTGCAGGAAGGAGGTGGGGATATTGGCAGAAGAAGAAATTAGCTCTCTAGCGGTAAGGTTGGCATTAGATGATTCAAATTTTAATAAAGGTGTTCAAAATCTCAAGAGAAGTTTAGGGACAATTGACAGTGAATTTAAAAGTAGCGTTGCTGGAGTAAAAAATTGGGGAAACAACTTAGATAGTCTTAAGAATAATACCCAATCCTTAGGCGACAAGATAGAAGTCCAGCAGAAAATTGTTCAAGCATATTCAAGCCAATTGGAAAAATCTAAAAAGACTTTGGAAGACAACTCTAAGTCTATGATGGAATTAAAAACCAGAGTAGATAATACTAAACGAGCATATGAAACCAGCAAAGATGTTTTTGGTGCTAACGATGAACAAACAAAAAAATTAAAAAATGATTTAAATGATTTAACCCAAAAATATAAAAACAATGAAAGAACCGTCTTAAACAATAATAAAACTATTCAAGGATATACCATACAGCTTAATAATGCTCAGGGAAGACTAAAGAATTTTGAAAGTCAGTTGGATAGTACAAATAAAAAAATTGCCAACTTTAAATTATCGACGCTTAGTGCATCTTTGAAAGAAAGTGGAGAAAGATTCAAAACTGTTGGAGATACCGCAGGAAGGATGGGGGATTCACTTCTAATGATATCTGCCCCACTGGTTGGTATTGGTATAGCAGCAGGCAAAGTTGGAATAAACTTTGAAACTTCTATGTCACAGGCTGCCGGGGCTTTAAATAAGCCTATTAGCCAAATGGGGGGCTTGAGAGAACTTGCTTTAAAAACCGGGCAGGACACACAATTTTCTGCAACGCAAGCAGGGCAGGCAATTACTGAGTTGGCTAAAGGTGGCTTAACAGAGGCACAGATAAAGGGCGGCTCTCTAAAAGCTACAATGGATTTGGCTGCATCATCTAGTATGGATTTAGGTATAGCTGCAAATACTGTTGTTCAGGCAATGGGGGCATTTAAACTTTCGGCGGAGCAATCCTCTCAAGCTGTAAATGCATTAGCAGGCGCAGCAGCTGAATCTTCTACAGATGTTGAACCTCTCTCTGAAGGTCTGGCACAATGCGCAGCACAAGCCCACTTAGTAGGGTGGTCAATCCAAGACACTACAGCAGTTTTGGGAGAGTTTGCAGATGCCGGAGTTGTCGGGCAGGATGCGGGTACTTCCTTAAAAACAATGTTACAAAGGTTAGGTGCTCCAACTAAAGAAGCTACAGCGAAAATGAAAGAGTTAGGCATAAACATATGGGATGATAATGGCCATATGAAGGATGCAGCTGGAATTTCTCAAGAATTGCAAACTCATATGAGCGGACTATCCGATTCAGCAAAACAAACTGCCATGAATATAATCTTTGGTAGTGATGCAACCAGGGCTGCAAGTATTCTAATGAATAATGGAACCTCAGGTTTGCAGAGATACACAAAAGCCACAAATGACCAAAACGCAGCTTCTAGGTTGGCACAAAGCCAGATGGGAGAAACTGCGAAGGCCATTGAACAAATGAAGGGTTCTCTTGAAACCGCAGCCATAAAGTTAGAAGGAAATTTTGCTCCAACTATAAAAAGTGTTGCCGACAGTGTTGGTAAACTTGCAGATGCATTTGGAAATTTAAGTCCAGGTATGCAAAGATTCATAGTCGATGCAGGGGGTGTTACATTAGCTGCAGGTGCCGCATTAAAAGTTGTTGGTGGTGTAGCTGGCGGTATAGGGAATATTTTAGGGTTAATTGGTAAACTTAGTGGTGGGACGGCTACAGCTGCCGCAGCAGCAGGCGCAGCAGAAACCGCAACAGCCGGAGCTGGAGCTGCAATGGCTACAGCAGCAACAGCAAGTGGAGGCTTGGCAAGTGGTTTTGGGACTTTGGTTGCAACGGCAGGGCCTGCAGCTGTAGCCATTGGTGGTGTAGGACTAGCTGCATATGGAATCCATAAAACAATGACAGATAAGACTATACCTACAGTGGATTTATTTGCTGATAAGGTTCAAGAAGATACCGGCAAAGCCAGTAATAGTTTCAGCGACATGAATAGTAAGGTAAAGGCTAGTAGCTCAAATACTTCAAGTTCCCTTGTTAAGATATCAGATGCCACTAAAAAGGCTGTTCAATCATATATGAGTATGGACAATAATGTCAAAAAAACCATGACTGACATATATGTTAATTCAAATAATTTTAGTGTTCAGGCTAAAAATAGTGTTATTTCTCAATATACTGAAATGGCGAATAGAGTATCAGGGCTGACAGCAAATCAAAAAGACAAGACTATTACAGACTTTAAGAATATGATTACCAATACGTCTACTTTGACAAGCCAAAACAAAAGCGAAATCATAGCGCAATATACCAACATGGTAAACAGAGTATCCGGGCTTAGCAGCCAACAAAAGCAGCAAGTTATAAAAAGTTTTAGAGATACATTAACGCAATCTGTTGGTATTACAAAATCTCAGGCAAATAACATTATACAGCAATTTAACGCTATGGGTGCGAAGATAAAAGCTGGAATGAATAAACAGTATACTGATAGATATACTACCATGAAGAATTTCTTCACGAAAAGCTCTGCGTTAAGTACTCAAGAAGAGCAAAAAATATTATCCAAAATGACTTCCAATAATAACTCACAAAAAGCCAAAATAGATACTTATGAAAAACAGGTAGCAGCTATATATCAAAGAGCTTCAAATAATCATAGAGATTTAACTGAACAGGAACGGCAGCAGGTCAATTCAATTCAAGATAAGATGAGGACCAATGCCGTTCAATCTTTGAGCAAAAACGAAATTGAGAGCAAGACAATATTAGAGAGAATAAAAAGCTATGGAACTAGTATTACGGAGCAACAAGCACAGGACATTATAAAAAGTGCAAATAAACAGCGTGATGGAGCTATAGCAGCGGCCAACCAGCAATATGACAAAGTTGTTGCAGATGCTATATATCAGAGAGATGTCGCGCATACTATGACCGCAGACCAGGCAGATAAGGTTATAAAAAATGCTGGCGCTCAAAGAGATGGAGCAATACAGGCAGCTAAAGACCAGAGGACTTCCGTTGTTGATCATCTAAGCAAGATGGATGGTGAAGTATTAAGTAATATGAATACCGATACTGGTGAAATGCTTTCACCATGGCAAAAGGTTATAGGGAATATAAAGCAAGCATGGACAGATTTTGCTACATGGTTTTCCAAAACATGGTTAGGTAAGTTACTTAGTGGTAATGGAAAATCAGGAGGAGGCAATTATACATTTTCTGTTACTCAGGGCAAAAGAGCTAATGGGGGTATTGTAACAGAACCAGAATTTAGCCTTATTGGTGAAGCTGGTACTGAAGCCATAATCCCTCTATCCGGAAGTAGAAGGAACCGAGGGCTAAGCCTTTGGATGCAAGCGGGGAAAATGCTTGGTGTAAATATGTTTGCCAATGGCGGCATAGTCGGAGGTTCAAATGGCCCCAGTGGAAATGTAGGAATTAGTGCAGGAGTATCAACCTCCGTAACTTTGGGTAAAAATGATTTGAGTAAGTTTGAAAAATATGGCGAGGATTTAAATAAATATTTAGCCCAAGGTATCCAGAACACAGCATCTATTGTGTCTAAATCATCTAATTTAGTTCAGTCTCAAATAAGTACCCTTATGAGTGCTTTTGTGCAGAAATATCTTGTTTATGGGCAGCAGATCAATAAAAATCTAGGTGCAAGTATAACTCAGAATAGCGCATCCGCCATAGCCCCTATAAATAGTCTAAATAGTAATATAGGGAATATAGCTTCAACTTTTGTGCAGTCTTTTATAACGCATGGGCATAATTCTGTTAGTAATTTAGGTGTCGGGATAACCGGAAATGAATTGGCTGTAAATAGAGCAATAAATAAAATTACAGGCGACAATGAAAGCATTTTAGATGATTATTCAAAGGTTCATACTGACTATGGAACTGAATCCATGAGCAATTTAGGGGATGCGATAACAGGCAATGAAGATGTAGTTACCAATGCCAGCAATAAAGTAACCACAGATAATAAAACTATCCTAAGTAGTTATGTACAGCTCCATACAACATATGGGACTAATTCAATGCATAATCTGGCCACTGGAATAAATAGTGCTGCCCCAAGCGTGTTGTCCGCAACAAATAAAGTATCTGCTGACAATAAGAATGTTTTAAATGCCCTTGCAACCTCCGCCAATCCTATAGGGCAAAATGTTAGCAACGGGCTTTCAGTTGGTATGAAATCCGCGGAGAACAATGCAGTTTCGATAGCTCAAGAGCTTACGCAAAAGGTTATTGAAGCATTTACTGGGCCGGAAGGTTTTGATATAAATTCACCATCTAAAAAAATGGCATGGGTTGGTGAAAATGCCATACAGGGTTTTATAAATGGTATGTCAAAACAGGATGTGTTGAATTTCTTCAAAAATAAAATTGGCAGTATGATTAATTACGCACAAGGTGCCAGCGGGCAAATTGCAGGGTGGTTAACTGCTGCGCTTGCTATTACAGGACAGCCAATGTCAGCACTCCCTGCACTTGAGCAAATTGCGATGAGCGAGAGTGGTGGAAATCCCCTCGCAATAAATCTTTGGGATAGCAACGCAGCCGCAGGGCACCCAAGTAAGGGACTTATGCAGACTATAGACAGTACATTCAATCAATATGCGATACAAGGCTTAGGCGATATATGGAATCCTATTGCTAATGCTGTAGCTGCTATTCGATACATGCTAGCGAGATATGGAAGTATATTTAATGTACCAGGGATAAAGAATATGGCTTCTGGTGGTGGATATGTTGGCTATGCTTCTGGAACTGACAATGCCATAGCAGGGTGGAGGTTAGTTGGTGAAAATGGACCCGAACTTGAATATTCGGCTTCTGGTGGAGAAACTATTTTAAATACCAGTGATACTTCAAAAATTTTAAGTACTGATTCTTCAAATGATACTGGCAATACTATAGGGGCTTCTCTTGTAGAAGGTATTTCAAATGGCATAGCGGACAAAATGAAATCAATTAGCGATGTAATGTCCAATTTGGGGAAAACCATAAGCATTGCATTTAAAGACTCTCTGGAAAAGTATAATGGTTGGGATGAATTTGAAAATGAACTTGCCGAAGCTCTAAATGATAGTGGTGTATATATAAATAATAGCGTTGTAAAGCTTAATACGATTCTTGCCGACTCCGTAATGAAGGAGAGAGATGTAAGAGCACAATATTTTGAGGATTATAATAGTGGTGTCCTTACTGCAGATGCCGCAATAACAAAATTAGATGTTGATATAAAGAATTTGCAAACTTCTACAGGTGATTTTGAAACAGATACAAGAAACTTACTGGGGGCAATGACCGACCAGAGTACTGAAATAAATATACTGACGGCTGAATATAACAAGCTGGGTAATCAATATGGTTATAATTCAGACAAGGCTCTCGATGAATTGAAAAAAATTCAGGATGCAAGAGATGCTTACCAGAAAACAGGCAAGGATATTTTGGAACTAGTTGATAATCTTAAGGAATCAGAAATCAGCGATATAAATGATGTTAACGATAAGCTAAAAGATGCTCTAAAACAGAGGTACCAGGATGAACAGGATGCAGCAGAAAAGCAGATTAATCTTGCTACAGATACCCAAACTAAAATACTGCAGACGAAAATAGATGCTTTGGATGAGCAGGAAAGCAACCTTGATATTCAGTACCAGGATGAAGATGATGCTGATAAGAGAGCAGAACTTGAGAGACAGCTTTCCATGCATTATGGGGCCGAAAAGAAAAAAGAGCTTCAAGAGGAGCTTGATGATCTAAATAAGACCGAGGAAAGACGGCACCAAAAAGAATCTCTTGACCAACAGAAAGATGATCTGCAAAAACAAATTGACCAATTGAAGGAAGAAAATGATACCAAGATTAAGAGCATAGAAGATTTCTATACTGAGAAGCTCAAAGATGCGAATATAGATGCCGAAGCTCAAAAGCTTATAGTAAGTAATAATCAAAGCGAAATAATCAGTTTATTAAAGAGCTATGGAAAAGATTATGAATTAACTGGTGCTTCTTTGGGCGATAGACTTGTAAATGGTTTTAAAGGCTCATTAACTTCAATCTCTGATATGATAAGTAATTTGAAATCACAGATAAATGATTTAAGTACTGATGTAGACTTGTCTTCAATAAATTCGACCGTTGTTAATACAAATAGTTCAGTTCAAACAAATAATATTTCATTAGATGCTATAAAACAGGCTACACAGCAAGCTGTTCAATCCATAGTACTAGTTAACAAGACCATATTAGATGGTAAACAATTGTCAGAGGGTACCACAAAATATGACAATATAAACCAAGGATATAACTTAGCATTAGCACGGAGGGGGTTATAATATGAGTGTAAGAGATGGATTTTCATTTAACGGCAAACATTCATACAAAGATTTTCATATATGGCTACAAGAGAAAAAAATACAGCCCCCGGCAAAAACGAAAATAAAAGAAACGGTACCATTTATGAACGGAACTTATGATTTTAGTACTGTCGGGAGCAATGGTGATCCTATATATGGTGAGAGAAAAATACAAGTTAAAATAGGGCTACCCACTAAAAGCAAAGAGGAATTATATGTAATATACCAATTGATACTTGAATGGCTTGAAGATACAGGAAGACAGGAATTATCCTTTGATAATATACCTGGCTTTTATTTTATTGCTGAGATTGAAGAAGCTCCGGACTTTGAAGAAGCCGTAAAAATGGGCAATCTTACGATAAATTTTGTAGCACAACCGTTTAAGGTAAGCACTTCCTATATGGGGGACGATATTTGGGACACTTTTTGTTTTCTAACTGATTATACACAATATACCAATCAATTTACTATAAATGGCGAAACTCCAATAACTATGTATAACAATGGAAGACCCATAACTCCAATGATAGATTGTAGCTCCGATATGACTTTAACCTGCAATGGTAATACCTATAATCTAAACGCAGGAGATAACAAAGTCTGGGGACTGAAATTGCAGAATGGTAAAAATGATTTAGTGTTTAATGGTAATGGTACAGCAAAAATATTATTTAAATGGGAGGTGTTGTAGTGTATAAGATAACATTGATAAATGGAGATACAGAAACAGTTATACATTATCCGGAACCGAAAGCTCCTAAAGTTTTGGGCCCGCATCTGAACAAAAAGAGGAGTCAGGCAGGTAGCTTGACTTTTTCTATTCCATGGAATAATCCAGGATATAATCTTATAACCAGACTTGTAACTAAAGTGGTGTGTACGGATGTGAGAGATGATAAAGAAATATTTAGTGGTAGGGTGTTCTCTACAAAGCCAAGTATGATGGATAACGGAGAATTTAAGAAAGATATTGTGTGTGAAGGGAAGATGAACTATTTACATGACAGTGTAGTTGAAAGTGTTATATATGAAGATAAAACTCCACAGGAAGTTATAACTGCTTTCTTAAATTACCATAATACACAAGTTGAGGACTATAAGAAAGTACAACCTGGAATTATAGATGTAGAAGATTGGCTATTCTTTACTACAGATTTTGAGACTACTTTAGAAGCTATACAAAAGTATGTCTATGATGAAAACAAAGGATTTCTGAGGTTTAGGACTGAGAGCGGAATAAATTATCTGGATTATATGGCTAATCCTCCACAGGATAAAATAGCAGATATATCTCTAGGTGAAAACCTTAAATCCCTAACTATAGATGATAGCCAGGTATTTGGTACAAGGATAATCCCCGTAGGTGCAAATGGGCTTACCATAGAGCGTGTAAATGGTAATAAAAACTATATTGAGGATTCTACTGCAGTTGCAAAGTATGGAATCATCTATAAAAAAGCTGATTATAGCGATATTGATGATGATGAACAATTAAAAACTGAATGTGAAACGGATTTAAGCCAATACACACAGCCTGCAGGGGCTTTGGATATATCTGCATTGGATTTAAGTACTCTTGCAAATACATCTGTTGATAGCATAGATACAGCAACTTCCGTGCATATCA